CTTTAACATTACCACTTATTGCTATTTCAAGAGATAATGATTTTGAAATAATAAGTACAACTAAAAAACCTCTATCATATGATGGTGGTCATATAGCTGCTAATTGTGAAAAATCAGAATTGTTAAATGGTATACCTATTAGGTTATCATATCAGTTGGATATATATTGTAAATATTTTGCTGAAGCAGATGAATATGTAAGAAATTTTATTTTCAATATTATAAATTATCCTAATTTACATATTGAAATACCTTATAACAATGCGAATATTGTCCATGATTCTACTTTAATGATTGAAAGTACAGTGTCTGATAATTCAGATATTCCTGAGAGATTAATTAGTGGACAATTTACAAGAATGTCAATTAGATTGACAATAGATGATGCTTACTTATTTAGTGTTCCATTTATGGATAACTGGAATATTGAATATAGTGGGGATATAAAAGTACAAGATTAAAGGAGAGAATGGATAAACATGCCTAATATTAAAATTCGCGAACAGGAAGCTGTTTCATTAGCCGCATTTGATATTACAGAAAATACAGTCCTAGTCCCTATGTTGTACGCTAGAAGTTATGAAACCAGTACTGATGAGAATACCAATGCTACGGAAGTTATCTATACTGATACTGAAGCCGTCTCAAGATTATTCACCAGTGCAAATGCCTTTAAGGGTTGAGCATCCGGACATACAGTCACGGTTGATAGTGGTTTAGATAAATCGTACATTATGGCGTATGAACTCTTATTACAAGGATTAAATGTGGTCGTCAAACCTTTATTATATGAAAATGCTACAGTAGGTAATGACTTATCTGAAGATGAAGCATATAATTTGGTTGAAGGATGCATTAATAATGGAGATTTAGACGAGTTCAAAAATAGGAACTTATTTAATATTAAATTTATCACAACTGGTGGATATGCTAACTGCGGTAAGACTTATGAAGTTACTGTAGATGATGAAGTTACATCAAAGACAACAACATCCTACACTGCAATCAGAGAGTTAGCTGAAGCTAGAGGTGATGCAATTGCTTTAATTGAATTTAAAGATTTTGTTGAAGATGAGACTGAATTATTTGATATGATTCAGGAACAATACACACCTGATGGAGCAGGAGATTTATACTCAGCAGCTTTCTTCCCATGGTTCAACTTTACAACAACTGCTAATAATACTCAAAGTACAGTATTAATGCCTGCAAGTTTTGGTTACTTAATGGCATATGCAGAAAGTGTTAAGAGTAATGCAAACTGGTTTGCTGCAGCTGGTACAGTTAGAGGTTATATCCCTGGTTTAGTTAAACCTTCATTCGATGTTGGTGAAGCATTAATGCATACTTTACAAGGTGATGAAGAAGCTGGTCAGCAATTAAATATCATGATTAACCCAATTTATAATGCTGGTACATACGGTTATAGAATTTGGGGTAATAGAGTTGTTAATAAGACAAGTTCAGTTTTAGCTGATAGATATATGAATTTCTTAAATGTCAGAATGTTACTTTGTGATATTAAGAAACAGATTTATCATACAGCAATGAGATGTACATTTGAACCTAATGATGATATAGTCTGGATTAATTTCAAGACTTTAGCAAACTCTTTGTTAGATAGAATGAAGAGTGGTAGGGGTATCTCTTGGTATAAATGGACAAAAGAAGTAGCTGATGCAAAAGCAACTATCAAGGCTACCTTAACAATTCAACCAATCGAAGCAGTTGAATCATTCGATATTAATATTATATTGACTGATGAAGAAGTAACGATTGAAGATGCTACAGTTTAATGGAGGAATGATATAGATGGCTACTACAAATTTTGGAACATACCACCTTGCAGATAATCCTAAGTCTTATCAACCAATAAGAACCAATAACTTTAGGTTCTTGGTTTCAGGCTTGGATAGTTTATTAAGAGTTGCTGGTGATGCAAATGATAGAGATGACTATATTACAAATGGTCAGGAAGTAATTGATTTCTCCGTTGTAAGTTTTTCAGTACCAGATTTCCAACAGAATGTTATAGATGTTAACCGTGGTAATAGTACAGTTCATTTTGCTGGTAAAGCAAGTTTTGGCACTGGTTCATTAGTTATTAATGACTTTGCAGGTGCTGATGGTAAATCAGTATTAAGAGCTTGGCAAGCATTATCTTACAATGTTGTTGATGATACTATTCCATCATCTGATGTTTATAAGAAAGATGCAGTTGTACTTGAATATTTACCTGATAATACTTTAGTTAATTATTGGGAACTTAAAGGTTGTTGGGTAAGTCAGATTCAGGAATCTGGATGGGATAACAACAATGCTGATAAGAAAACACTTACCGGAACAATTGTGTTCGATAGAGCTATTCCACATAAACCAGATCAACTTTAAAG